CCTTTAGATAAATGCTTTCTAAATTTTTGCAATTGTTCATCTGTTCTATCTAAAGGACGGAACATTTTATTATTTAAACCATGAGGAACATATTTAATAATTTTATCTTTAGCTTTATCACCTAAAACAATTTCATTAATAGCGTTAGTTTGTTTTGATATCCCAAATAAAGCATCACATGACTCATAAAATTCTTTATTATACATTGGAGCTGGCATGCTGTCCCAAATATTAAGATATACAATTGGAATTTCTTTTCTAATTTGATTTTCCATTTGAAAAACCCATTGAAAATATCTTGGATCTGTAATTAAGAAAATAGCATCTGGTTTTTCAGTTTCCATAACACCCCTCAACACATCAGGATTTCCATAACCATCTGTTGGGTATAAAATAACAGATGAATCATCAATACCCGCAATTTTATCATTGTCAGCAGATAAATCAATTCTTTTACCTTTGTCTGGGTGTTTTACAGCACCTGCTAATTGCACCCAATTATATCTATGAGAAGTATGTAAAACCATTTCTCTACCAATTTGAGCAACACCTGAATGTACTCTAATATCATCAGTTAGGAGAAGGATTTTCTTCCTATCTGATTGTTTAATATAACCTTCTTTCATAATTTATTTTTCTACTAATTTCAAATTTGTATGGTTAGTAATTTTTTTCCTAAAATCTTCATCTGTTAAAAACAAATGGATTGCTCTATCAGAAAGTTTTTGAAATGAAAATTTACGTTTCACACATTCAATTTTGAAATTCTCAAATAGTTCACTTTGAACTTTTACACTGGTTAGTGTCATTTCTTTATTGCTCATAATTGATTCTTATTTATTTTAATATACTAATTTTATTGTGATACTCCACATAATTCTGAATTATCTTTAAAAGGACAAAAAGTACAATTCCATTTCGAAGGAGTAGGAATATAATTTTTATCTTTGTATCCATTTTTATCAAATACCTCTTCGATAAAATTATTTAATGCTTTATCTGCTTTATTTAATTTTACTTTACCGGAAGCTGGTGTAAATGTTTGTATTCTAGGTATAAAATAATCTGGGTGGTCATATACCTTACGTTTTAAGATAAAAAATTCAATATTAATATTACTTACAGGGATATTAAACTGTTCCGCAAAAAACTTTTTATATAAAATTAATTGAAATTGTTTATCTTCATCCTTTTTTACTTTATCATTCCACCCACGAGTAGATGTTTTAATATCTATAATCTTAAAGGTTTGGGTAGGTTCATGATACATTACAATATCTAAATAACCTTGATAAATAACATTATTATAAAATTTATGTGGGGGTATTACAACAGGTATTTCACATCCCACTAGATACCACCCTTTTTTACTAAAATGTTGTCCTTTTTTTCTTTTAAATGTTTTTATAATTTCAACACCATCTTCATAAAATTCTCTTAACTCCTCAGAATCACTAAAATGTTGATTTTTATTTTTCTTATATTGGATTCTATATTCTTCTCTTAAAGCATCCTCAAACATAGTGTAAATATCTAATCTATCAGCTGCTGCTGCACTTTGTTCATACATTATATCTAAATAATGTTGGAGTACTTCATGTAGTGCTGTTCCAAATACTGTATGGACTGTTGAAGAAAATATTTTATGCCCATCTTTATATTGAAGAGCCCACTTATGAGGACAACTCCTATACATTGAGAATTGAGAATAAGATACATTTTTCTGGTAAGCATAATTTATCTCATCGGGTTTGTATGCTCTTATATCTTTTACAATTTGAGGTAATTTTTTCTTTTTTCCCACAACTTATTTTTTCCATTTATTCCTTATTACTAATTGAGCTATAATACCATAATTAGAAATATCTATAAAACTATCTATCATAGGTTCATCAGTAACATAACTTTTACCCTTACGTTTAAGCATGTTTTTTAGGCGGTTTATCTTGTCGTTACAACGCAACCAAATCCCAGTCAATGATAGTTGCACATCTTCTTTTTCCTCGAGTGTAGACCCTAAAGCAATATTACCTAAACCATAATCTAACATTTTACCTGCAAATAATTCATATTGTTCTTTTTGAATTACTTTAAATTCTTTTGCTAATTCAGGATACATTTTTTCAAAGTCACCAACTGTTGACCCTATAATTTCATCATAACTTGCTTTCTTCATATAACTAAATAACTTGTTTTTTAACTAAATATTTTTCAATTGCCTCTAATTTATCATCAGCTTCAGCTAATGCCGAAATAGCTTCATCAGCATTTTTGTAAAAATCTTCGGTAGAATGATCTCCAATTCCTGCTGGGTGGTTTTGTAAAAGGTCTAAGGTTAATAATGCTTTTGATTTATCAGATTCCGCTGATTTTTTCAGCATATCTATTAGAGTATTCATAATTTTGCTTTTTTAAATAACTTTTCTATTTCTTCTTGTTCAACTCCCATATCCCATAAGATACCTTCTACCCCAACACGTCTTAAAATATCAATATAATGATCTGCTTCTCCAAGTGAACATTGAAAATATTCAGCTATGTATTCTGCTAATTCTTGATAATTTCTTTTATTTTGATTTTTAATGTATTTAAGCCAGGTTTTCTTTTTTGGAATCATTTCTCGGTAAATTGAATATATTTGTTGTTTATTTTGTGGGTTAATCTTTTGTACATAGTTTGCAATATCAATGTAACCTATATACATTGATACGTATCTATGTATCATGTAAGAATTCCACTTATCCCACGAAGCTTGTGAGAAATTTGATGGAGGAGACTTCTTATAAGTTATCTCCTCAATCCAATCAAATATGTTTTTTACCTCAATTTGAGACATTAAATAGTAATATCTTTGTACTCTTCTCTAAGTTCTACAGGTACTGTTGATTCTAGTACCTTACCAGATACTGTATCAAAAAATACTGGGATAGGCATTACAGCGTCTTCATCCGCTCCTACTACAAACTTAGATACCTTTCTAAGTAATACACCTTGTTGAAAGATATGATTACCATCAGTTCCCTCAATTGCTGTTGTTGATTTCAAATCAACATTCATCTGCATGTTTTGTTTTTCACTCATTTTAACTTAATTTAATTGTTACTGTTTTTTTTATAATCTAAATAAAATCCAATCGCTACTAAAATATTCATACCTACACTAGCGATTATTTCGTGTAAGTCTTGATATACATTTAAACTTAAATGAATATGTCCTAACATCCAGAATGGTATTGCCAAATTTTGACTAATCCAAATAATAAGAAATATTAAAAACTTTTTCATTTTAATTCTATTAATTTTGCTATAAGAGCCATTATGTTAATTTCTTTATCAATACGGAAATTAGACTGATAACTATACTCGTTGATATAAATAGCAACCATTCCTTCATTTCCATTTGCGTATATAGAAGCATTATCATACAAATAACGATAAAATTCCTCAAAATCATTAACGTTTGCATTAGCGATAATTTGTCTAATAGTTCTCCAATTCGGTTTAGCATTTTTAAGTTCTTTAAGTACTTGAGTCATATAATTAGATGATACAAGTATTGATTTATCTATTACTACTTCACTATCTTGAATTGATAGTTGGATAGTATTAAGCATTTTACGAATATCAGGGTAATATTGATTTACAATAATTTTTAAATCATCAGCACTACAATCAACTTCTTCACTTTTAAATACATCCATAAGATGGTATGCTATATCTTGTTTAGAAGGAGGTACTACTTTAAGTGTTTGACATCTTGACTGTAAAGGATCAATAATACGTTCTACATAATTACAAGTTAAGATAAACCTAGTAGTACGCGAAAACGTTTCAATGACATTACGGAGAGAAGCCTGCGCTTGGATAGTAAGAAAATCAGCTTCATCCAAAATGACCACTTTAAGTGGTTTAAAACTAGCTGATGACGCAAATCCTGATACTTTATCTCTAATCGTTTCAATACCACGTTCATCCGAGGCATTAATATAAAGGAAATCACAATCAAGGTTTTTAACAATGAGTTTAGCAAGAGTTGTTTTTCCCGTTCCTGCAGGTCCATAAAATATAAGATTTTGAATATCATTTTGACCTAAATATTGCTTAATAGTTTTTTTAATATGTTCATTACCCACATAATTTTCTAATTCAATTGGTCTATAACGCTCAACTAATAACCCGTGATCTTTATTCATAACTTCTTATTTATAACGTAAATATACGAACAATATTTAATACATCCAAATTAAATGCCTTGTTTAAATTCTCCATATAAACTAAACATTTTTGGTTCTTCTTTTTTAA